CACCGCCGGGCAGGAACCGGCAACGGAGTCTCGATGAGCAAGGCGAAATACAGCAAGCCGATGTCGATGGGCGAGGCTGCGCGGCTGGTGGGGTTCACGGGCAACCGACCGACGCAGCGGATGCTCCGGTACGTCCGCGCGCGCGAGCAGGCGCTGACGACGAAGATCCTCGTGCCGTCGTCCAACGGCAGGAAGCCCAAGATGTACGTGACCGAGGCGACGCTCCGGCACCACTGCCCCGAGCTGTTCAACCGCCGCGACGAGGGGCTCGCCGTCCTGGGGGAGGGGCTCGGTCTCGTGAACGAGCAGATGGCCGCGCTCCGCCACCGCGTGCGCGTGCTGGAAACGAAGCTCATCCGGGCGGGAATCGGCGTCGATTGAGTGCTCACGAATGCTCGCCAATGCTCACGAGCGACCCATAGGGTGAGCCTCCTGCGCCGTGGGTCTCCCCGGCGCGACGGATGCGGGAGTCCGCGACCGCACCGATCTGGGGCTTGCTCTCGGGACGGGACTTCGCCCCGGGCGGATGGCGCTGCCTCGAAGTCTGGCGGCGTCGAATGGCTTGGGTAGGACGGAGCACGCGCGCACGATGGCACGGCCAACGAAGTTGACGGCGGAGCTGAGCGAGAGGCTCTGCGCTCTGCTGGCGGATGGCTGGTTCCTGGACCACGCGTGCGCGGAGGTTGGCGTCACGCGCCCCTCTGTCGAGACGTGGATGGCGAAGGGCGAGGCGGAGGACGCGGACGAGCTGCACTCCAGCTTTCTTGCCTCTTGCCTGCGGGCGCGTGCGGCTGGGGAGAGGAAATACCTCGACCGCATCGACGACATCGCCGAGGAGACGTCCCGCCAGTACGGCCAGGGCGAGGGTCGTTCGAGAGACTGGAAGGCCCACGCCTGGCGGCTCGAGCGGATGAACCCGAGCCGGTACAAAGAGACGAAACGAACCGAGGTCACCGGCAGCGACGGCGGACCGATTGCGATGGTCGATGTCCGGGCACCGCTCCTCGATCGCCTCCGGAAGGTCGCTCTCGCATCTGGCGAGGCTGACCCTACGGGAGAAGGCCAAGATCATCCGGGAGGCGACTCCCGCTGAGTGCGAAGAGCTCGCCACGCTGTGGGAGTTCTGGGCGCGGCCCGAGCAGCTCCCCCCCGATTGGGCGTGGCACGCCTGGGTAATCCTCTCCGGCCGCGGGTGGGGGAAGACACGAACGGGCGCCGAGTGGATTCATGACGTCGTTCGCACCGGCCGAGCTCGGCGGATCGCTCTGGTCGCTCGCACCGCTGCTGACGTTCGCGACGTCGTGGTCGGCGGCGAGAGCGGGATCCTCAACGTCGGCCCTCCGAGCGAGCGACCGACCTGGGAGCCGAGCAAGCGACTCCTGACGTGGCCCAACGGCGCCATCGCCACCACGTTCTCCGCTGAAGAACCCAACGCGCTCCGCGGGCCTCAGCACGACTTCGCCTGGTGCGACGAGCTCGCCGCCTGGCAGTACGCCGAAGAGGCCTGGAGCAACCTGCTCTTTGGGCTCCGGCTCGGGCCGATGCCTCAGGTGCTCGTTACCACGACGCCGCGGCCCACCAAGATCATCCGCGACCTGATCTCGCAACCGACTACGGCGGTCACGCGCGGCAAGACGAAAGACAACGCGGCGAACCTGGCGCCCTCGGCGATGGCCGAGCTGGAGCGCCGCTTCGCCGGCACTCGGCTGGGGCGACAGGAGCTCGAAGGCGAGATTCTCGACGACTCCCCCGGTGCGCTCTGGAAGCGCGACCAGATCGACGCGGACCGCGTCCGCGTCGCCCCCGACCTGACTCGCATCGTGGTCGCCATCGACCCGGCGGTGACTTCGCAGGACGGCAGCGACGAGACCGGCATCATCGTGGCCGGCAAGGGCCGCGACGGCCAGGGCTACGTGCTCGCGGACCGCAGCGGGCGCTACACGCCTGGCGAGTGGGCGCTCCTTGCGGTGCAGCTCTATCGCGAGTGGGAAGCCGACTGCGTCGTAGCCGAGGTGAACAACGGCGGCGACCTGGTGGGTCACACCATCGCGACCGTTCGCGAGAACGACCAGCCCACGGGGCAGCGCGTCCCGTACAAGGCGGTCCACGCCAGCCGCGGGAAGCGCGTCCGCGCCGAGCCGATCTCGGCGCTGTGCGAAAAGCACCGCATCCACCACGTGGGCTCGCTTCCGGAGCTGGAAGACCAGCTTTGTACCTGGGACGCCGGCACGGGGGAGAAGAGCCCCGACCGCTTGGACGCGTTCGTCTGGGCGATGACGGAGCTCGACCCGGCATTCGCGCCGGTGCCGATCGACGACGTTCCCGATAACGACGAACCCGGGCGCTGGGGCAACGACGCCAGAGGATACTGACCATGGCACGACCGACGAGCCTTTCGGCGACCCAGCTTGCCGTTGCGCGGTCGGCCGTCACGGCTGCCGACAGCACGACGCTGTCGGACGCCAACATCCCGCCCGCGTCGGCCATCGACTGCTCGGGCTTCCAGACGCTCTGGGTGGGCGTCGAGTTCGTGGGCGGCACCAACCCGACCGCGACGCTCGAGGTGCTCGTCCGCGACGGCGACGCTGCCGACGAGAAGCGCTGGAAGATGCTCCTCGTCGGCTCTGCCGATGGCGTGACGGCGGCTGCGGCCGCGTCGGCCAGGACAGCGGCGCTCGACGGCACGGCGCTCCAAGAGGTGCGCGTGGAGGGCCGCTCCAAGGTGTTCCTGCGCGTTCACTCGATCACCGGCACGCCGACGTCTCTCTCGATTCTCGCCATGGGGGGCAAGCCGCGCGTAGGCGTTGCTCGCCCGTTAGCGCATGGGCGTTCTCGACTTCTTCCGCGGGCTCATCACCCGCGCGCCTCGCCGTTTGCCCGAAGGACGGGTGACCGACGAGACGATCATGATTTCCGAGCTGCCGCTCACGGTGCAGATGCGCCGGATCGGTGGCGCGCTGACGCCGGAGGCGCTCTCGCAGGTGATGCGAGCCGCCGACGTCGGCGAGATGTGGCAGTTGACCGACGTCGCCAATGAGGCGCGGCAGAAGGATTGCCACCTCCAGTCGATCCTCGGCACGCGGGAGATGGCCGTCTCCTCGCTTCCCTGGCAGGTCGCCCCGCGTGGCGCGCCGCGGAAGAACGCGGTCCGGCGCAACCAGAAGGACATCATCAGCGAGTTCGTCGAGGAAGCACTCGAGAACGCGGACGGCGGCGTCCTCGCATCGGGTGACCGACTCGTCTCGTTCCGCACGATGCTGGCGCACCTGGCGAGCGGCCCCTTCCACGGGCGCGCTGTCAGCGAGACGGTCCTCCACAAGGACGGGCGCCGACTCGTGCCGACGGGGTGGAACAACGTCGAGCCCAGGCGCATCAACTTCAGCCTCCAGACGGGGCGCATCTCGTGGTGGGACCCGAACGGTTTCGGGATGCCGTACCCGGGCGTCGAACTGGCGCAGTTCGCGCCTGGAAAGCTGCTCGTTCATCAGCCGCGCATCGTCGGGGACGACCCGGTCCACGAGGGCCTCGCCCGCGTGCTCCTCTGGGCAGCGCTGTTCCGCTCGTGGGACATGCGCGATTGGGTCACCTTCGGCGAGCTCGCGTGGAAGCCGTGGCGCACGGCGAAGTACACGAAGGGCGCCGACAAGAACGACATCACCAGCCTGACGACAAAGCTCCGGCAGATGTCGTCGAGCGGCGTGCTCGTTCATCCGGACAGCACCGAGATCAACATCGAGTGGCCGAAGAACGCGGGCAGCAAGGGCGGCACGCACGCCGAGCTGTTTGCCGTCCTCGGCGCCGAGATGTCGAAGGCCGTGCTCGGCCAGACGCTCACGAGCGAGCAGGGCAACCGAGGCTCGCAGGCGCTCGGCAAGGTCCACGACAACGTCCGCCGCGACATCCTCGAGTACGACGCCAAGTGCATCGCGGAGACGGTGCAACGCGACCTGATCGTGCCGCTCGTGCGGCTCAACTTCGGCCCCGATGCTGAGGTGCCGCAGTTCCGCTTCCTGACAGACGACGAAGTCGACCTGTCGACGTTCTCGCTCGGCGTGAAGAACCTCCGCGACGCTGGGCTGAAGATTTCCGCCAAGTGGGTCCGCGACCGCGTCGGCTGCCCCGAGCCCGACGAGGACGACGAGATCCTCGGCGAGAGCGACGACGACGGCGAAGACATTCCGATCGACCCGGCGACGGGGCTCCCGATGGAGCCGGCCGACCCGAAGGCGAAACCCGGCGAGGAGCCGGCCAAACCCGACAAGCCCGGCGAGAAGCCGAAGGCGAAGGACTGACACATGGCGACTTCCACCATCGACACGAGCCACATCGATCAGCGGCTCACGGGCGCCCCGTTCGCCTCCGCCGTCGTCACCGAGCTCGCGGCGGCCAAGGCCGACATCGAGGGCCTGACAGCGGCATCCCTGGCAGCGACGACCCCCGCGGGCCCTGGCACCGGCGCGGCCGGCGCTGCGGCCACGGCGAGCAAGAGCGACCACGTGCACCCCCCGGTGTCGCTGTCGTTCCGCATCGACGACGCGGCCGCGAACACGACCACGGCGGAGAAGGTGCTCTGTACGCTCAAGGCTGCGACCACGATCAGCGCGGTCAAGTTCTGCGCCGACGCGGCGGTCACGCAGTCGGATACCGACTACGCGACGATCACCATCAAGCAGGGTGACGGCGCTGGCGGCGCGCGCAGCACGGTCGTGGCGCAGACCAGCAAGACCACGGGCGGCGCGAACTTCGCGGCCTTCTCGGCGGTGTCGCTCGGGGCGCTCGCTAACGCGGTTGTCCCGGCCGGCGGCTGCGTGACGCTGACGGTCGCGAAGGCGGCGTCGGGCCAGCAGCTCAAGGGCGTGCTGGTCCTCGAGTTCAGCTGATCGGAGACGTCATGGATAAGCGCGACACCGTCACGCGGGAGGGCATCTCCTGCGAGATGGACATCCGCGAGGTCAACGTAGAGGGCCGTTACGCGGACTTCATCTGTTCGACCGATACCATCGACTCGCACGGAACGCGAATCGAGCAGAAGTGGGACCTCGAGCGGTACAAGCGAAACCCCGTCGTTCTCTATGCGCACAACCGCATGGGCGACGGGATGCCCATCGGCAAGGCGAGCAACGTCCGCGTAGAGGACGGCAAGCTCTGCGCCCGCGTGACGCTGCTGAGCGGCCGGGCGAACCCGCTTGCGGACCAGGTGATGGAGCAGTGGCGGGAAGGCTGCCTACGCGCCATCAGCGTGGGCTTCTATCCCCACAGCGACCGGTGGGAGATGGTCAACGACCGCGAAGTGCTCGTGCTCTCGGACAACGAGCTTCGCGAGCTTTCGATCGTGCCGGTGGGCAGCAACCCGGATGCGCTGGCGCGAATGCGTGAGCGGGCTGCGGCCGGGCGCAGCGAGACGAACACGACGGCCCCAGCGGGCCAGGAGAACGGAAACATGGACCACGAAAAGGAAGTCATCCGACTCCGCGCCCTGCTGGACGAGCAGACCGGCGCGGCGTCGAAGAAGGACGCGGAGCTTTCCGCGGAGCGCGCCCGTGCGGCGACGCTCGACGCGGAGTGCAAGCGGCTCGGCGACTCGCTCGCTGCGGCTGGCGAGCGTGCCGCGAAGGCGGAGGACGCACTCGTGCGTGCTCGCCTGGAGTCGGCGTTCGGGAAGAACGTCGAGCCCGCCGAGGCGGACCACCTCGTCAAGCTCTCGCGCTCGGCGCCCGAGCTGTTCGAGGCCGAAATGGCGCGCCGTGCTGCGCGCAACGACAAGCTCACCGACGTCGCCATCCCCGGCGCGTCCAAGGAGCCGGGCGCGTCCCGCTCCGCCGATTCGGCCAGCGCCTTCGAGGCGGCCGAGGCCGAGGCGCTCGCGCGCCACCTGAAGGAGGTCTCGTTATGGCTTCTCCGACTCGCACCGTGAATCACACGTGCCACGCCCTCGTGCTGACCGGCGTCGTCAAGGCGGCCGCGAGCGTGACGAAGGGGTATCCCGTCAAGCGCGACACCGCGACGGGCACGCTCGAAAACTGCACCGCGGGTGACGTGGCGCACGGCATCGCGCTCGAGACCGCTACGGCTGGCAACAGGTTCACCTACGCGCTCGCCAACGCGGGCGGCGTGGTTCCGGGCAAGGTCGGGACCGGCGGCGCCACGAACGGTTCGTACGCCGTCGCCGTCAACGACGGTCTCGCGGACTGCGCTGCCCTCGGCGGCGGCACCACGCAGCTCAACATCGTCGGTCAGTTCGTGATCGACGAAGGCAGCGGCACCGCCTTCACGGGCTCCGCCGGCGACATGGTGGGCGTCGTCCCGCTGTCGATCCCGACGTTCACCTGAGGAACACGACCATGACCGGACTTCACAACATCGGGTCGCGCGACCACATCGCGCCGTGTCCCGAGGCAGAGCAGTACTCCCGCGCTCGCAAGGCAGTCGACCGCATCCTCCGTTCGCGCGATCCGCGGGACCGGGAGATCGTCGACCGCCACAACCGCATCCTCCGCTCCATGCGCGAGGAGTGCGATCCCGCGCTCTCTGGCCGTGCCGTGTCGACCAGCTCGGTCCACGCGTCCACGTTCATGTCGAACCTCTCGGTCCAGTACGCGAACGAGGAGTACATCGGCACGCGGCTGATGCCGGTGATCGGCGTCGACAAGCTGACCAACCAGTTCGCCACGTACGCGAAGCGTGACCGCCTCGCTGCGCCGTCGGACTCGATGGAGGGCCGGTCGACCCCGAACGAGATCAACGACAGCCGGAGCTACGACTCGTACGCCACGGCGCCGTACGGCCTCAAGAACTTCGTCGAGTCGAAGGTGCTCCAGAACCAGGACGCGCCGTTCGACGAGATGCTGGACCTTCAGGAGTCCGTCTCCGAGCTCGTCGCGCTGAACGAGGAGATCCGCATCGCGGCGGTAGTGGCCAACTCGAGCAACTACAGCGGCAACACCGCTGCGGTCAGCACGAAGTGGAACAGCGCAAGCGGCGGCAACCCGATCAAGGACGTGCTCACGGCGAAGGCCGCGTGCTGGTCCGGCCGTGGTCGCGGTCGCATGGTCGGCGTGTGCTCGCTGGACGTGTACAACGCCCTGCGCGTCAACCCGCAGATCTTGGAGGCCCTGAAGTACACGCAGAAGGGCGGCCTGGCGTCGCGCGAGAACATCTGCGCGCTTCTGGAGCTGGACGACCTGCTCGTCGGCAAGGCCCGCAAGGACACCGCGAACGAGGGGCAGACTGCCTCCTACTCGCGCATCTGGTCGGACATATTCGCGGTCCTCCGCGTGGCCGACGGCCCGAGTCTCCGCAACGCGTCCTTCGGGTACACGCTGCGGTTCAAGGGCGCGCTCAACTCCCGCATGTGGTTCGACGCCAACGTCGGAACGCTCGGCGGGTACTACGCGCAGGTGACGCTGGACGAGACGCACAAGGTGGTGGCTGGCGATACCAGCTACCTCCTGACCGCGCCGCTGTCCTGAGGTTGATGGATGGCGTCGACGCTCTGGGCGGCAACGCTCGCGCAGTTCCGTCGGCGCCTCACGTCTGCGATCTACGACGCGCATTTCGACGAGGACAACGACGGGCAGGCGGAGACGGAGTCCGCGACCGACCTGCTCCTCGACGCGCAGTCCAAGGTGGAAGGGGCGCTGCGCGGCAACTACACGTTGCCGCTCTCGCCCGTCCCCCGCGTCGTCACGAAGCTCGTGCTCGACTTCGCCCAGGTCGAAGCGGCGCGACGGTCTCCTGAGATCGCCCGTCGCTCGCCGGAGGATCTGGAGAAGAGCGCGAACGAGGATCTGAAGATGATCCGAAAGAACGAGGTCCGCCTCGACGACGGGTCAGACGGCACGGAGACCGAGGCCGAGCCGGTCAACGCCGGCGTGTCGCTGGAGTTCGGCGTCTCCGACGACGTGCCCACTGGGGTAGGCGGCGGGACCTTCGCTGACGGGTTCGGGCTCTTCTGACATTCGGCAGCTACGACACCGACGACTGCGAGTAGCGATGACCGCGCTCTTCCCCTCCGTGACCTGCGACATCGACCTGGGCGACGTCCTCGACGGCGTCCGCCGCATGGACGCTGCCGTGGTCATCCGCTGCCAGGGCGCGCCCGCCAAGGCCGCGACGGAGGGCCTCGCCGAGAGCAAGCAGACGAAGCGGTACCGCGACCGCACGGGCAAGCTCAGCGGCAAAGCGACAGCCAAGCCGATCGCCATCCGCGCCCGCGGCGCCGAGGCCGAGATCCGCTGGCCTGTGCGGTACGCGTCGTACGTCGACGCCGGCACCGCGCCGCACATCATCATGGCGAAACGCGTCCCCCGGCTCGTCTTCTTCTGGGAGCGAATGGGGTTCATGTTCCGCGGCCCGAAGGTGAAGCATCCGGGCACGCGGCCCACGGGGTTCGCCGGCGTCGCCTACCACAAGGCCGAGCGCGTGCTCGAGCGCGAGGGCGAGCTCGCCGCGCGCGACGCCGAGCAGGCCTTCAACCGATGAGCCACCCTGACGACACGTACGGGCTTCTCCCGATCCCCGTCACGGTCGACACGTCGGCCGCGCTGGGCGACCCCGCGCTGACCAAGATGCTCGCGGCCTTCGCGGCCGTGCTCAACGCGCACGGATCCACGGCGTGGGGCACCATCGGCCAGCCGACGGCCGCCGTCGTCAAGACGGTGTATCCGCACAACCCCGAGCACGTCGTCTTCGCCGAGAAGGCGCTCCCCGCCCTCTACCTGTACCGGCTCGGCGCGCAGGAGCCCCCCTTCCAGCTCACCGACGACGTCCGCCTGACGTCGGACATGCTCCGGCTCCTGTGGGTGCCGTCGTCCGCGTCGCAGGAGCACCAGCGCATTCGCGCCCCGTTCGCGAACGCTGTGGTGAAGATCCTCGACAACTTCATCCACCGCACGCGCGACGCGTCGTGGGTAGACGCTGGCGACACCGATCCGCGCGCCGCGGCGGAGGGCTCGATCCTCGTCGACCGCGCCAAGCTCTTCTCGCTGAAGCTCGGCAAGTGGGAATCCGGCGAGCTCCAGATCGCAATCGAGGGCGGCGACACGCAGCGGTACCAGGCCCTGGTGATTCCGATCATGATCGAGGAGCACGAGGACGTCGGCGGATTCGACGCCCTCACCGGCGCCGAGCTCGCGATCCAGAACGCGGACACGTCCCCCGCGGTCCTGACGTACGCGACAGTCAACTTCCCGGCCCCCTGACGGGCTGGGCACGGCTCGCGGCGCCGCACGCCGCGCGGAGCACCCATGCTGCCTCTCCAGACGGTTCGCGTCGTCGCGAACCCGTTCAACGCGCTCGACGAGCGCGGCGAGCCCTGCTGCGCGGTCGCGTTCGAGGATGCCCCTCGCGCGTACCTCGGAGCGACCCGCACCGACATCCCGGGTGCGCCCGTCCCGCTGCACGAGGCGGACGGCGTCACGTACGCCAAGGTCACGTTCGCGTTCGACGCGCGCCCGCGCGGCGTGCCGCTGTCGTCGTTCACCCGGCGCCGCGTCCGCGATCGCGACTGGCTTCCCGCCGACGCGGAGAGCGCGGCGGCCCTCGGCGTCGCGCCGTTCGTCGCGCCCGAGAAGGCGCTCGCGGCCGCCGCCGACGAGGCCTGCGCGCGCTGGAAGGCGCAGCACGGCGTCCTGCCCGCGTGGGCCCAGCCCGCGCCCGCGGCGCCCGTCCAGACCCCCAAGCCGGCCGCGAAGGCCGCATCCGCGGAGACCTGAGCCATGCCCGCAATCACGATCGACGGATTCAGCCTCACGAAGAAGTCCCCGGGCTTCTTCGCGGAGGTCGTCCACGGAGCGGGCGCGATCTCGCTCGACTCGCAGCCCAAGTACCTCGTCCTCGTCGGCGGCATGTCGAGCTCCGGAACGGCCACGCCGGACACGGACCTCGTCACGCTCCTGAGCCCGGAGGACGCGGACACGTACTTCGGCGCTGGCAGCGAGCTCGCGTGCATGGCGTACGCGGCCTTCAAGTACCCCGGGATCAACATCAAGGCGATCGCGGTGGCCGAGGGCTCGGGTCCGGCCGGCGCGACGTGCACGATCACGATGGGCGGCACGTGGACCACCGCGGGCTCGCTGACCATCATCCTTGGCGGCGGCGCGGGCGACCCCGCTGGCGGCGCAACGGTCGTGGTCGACATCTCGGCCTCGATGGTCGCCGCCGACGTCGGTACGGCCATCACGGCAGCCGTCAACGCTGCGCTGCGGACGTTCTGCACGGCGGCCAACGTCGCCGAGGTCGCCACGCTGACCACGAAGACGCGCTCGACCACGTCGAACACGTGGGCCGTCTACATCGACAAGAGCAAGCTCCCGAGCGGATGCACGGCGACGCTCGCCGGCGGCACGGCGCTCCCTGGAACGAGCACGCTCGTCGGGAAGCGCTTCGCGTCGGGCGCGGGCACGCGGTCGATCGCCAACGTTCTCACGGTGCTCGAGGCGCTGCAGCTCGACACGGTGGTCTACGCCGACGTCGACGCGACCAACGCAGCGCGCGCGAAGGCGGCCGTCGCGGCGAAGGCAGCGCTCGGCGTGCAGCTGTACGAGCACTACGTCCTCGGCTTCAACGCGGCGTACTCGGCGGCGAACAGCGTGGCCCAGACCACGCTCAACGACGTCCGCGCAACGGCGGCCTGGTGCCAGGAGACCGAGAGCGCGGCGGCCGTCGTCGGCGCCTCGATGGCAGCGGCGATCCAGGCGAGCGACTCGCTGCACCCGAACCGGTCCTTCGACGGCAAGGTGCTCCGCGGCGTCGCGCCGCAGCGCTTCGCGTCCTCGGTGCCCACGGCGGCGGAGATCGAGACCGCGCTCAACGGGTCGGTCACGCCGATCACCACGAGCGGCACGGACGCCGTGTGCGTCATGTGCATCTGCACCCGGTCGCTCTCGGGCTCGACCGCGGACTACCGCACGCTCGACCACGGCGCGGCGAAGGTCCCGGACCGCATCGTCCAGGTCCTGCAGCTGCAGTGGGAGACCGAGGTCAAGCCGCAGAACACGTACGTGCAGGACAACATCGCCGACGCGGAGGACACGCCTCCCGAGGGCGTCCTCACGCCGGACAGCTACGCGGCGACGGTGTTCGCGACGCTGAAGTCACTCGATGCGCGCGGTGCGCAGTGGCTCACGGACGTCGACAACAACCCGCCGAGCATCCAGTACCGGGCGAGCTCGAAGGACCTGGTTGGGACCATCCCGATCAAGCCGCTCCCCATCAACCACCGCGTCGGCGTCTCCGTGCGCAACGTGACGGCGGCCTGAGGAGAACACCATGGCGAGCCCCCCCAGGATCGAGCGCGGGTCGTTTTCGATCGACAAAAAGAAGTTCGGAAGCTGCACAGGCGGCACGATTGCGATCAGCAAGGCGGCCGAGGACGTCTTCACCGACGAGGGCTGGAGCGGTTCCACCGATCCGCCCCCGAGCGTGAAGGTCACCCTGAAGAGCATCGTGTTCGTCGGCCGCGACGGGCCGGTGCTCCTCGCGATGCTGCAGGACAAGTACATCGAGGGGAAGATCCGGTTCCTGGGCAAGCAGGTCGTCTGCCAGCTCAAGATCACGGAGATCTCAGGCGACTGGGACAACAAGGGCCGGACGTTCACCGGCAACATCACGATGACCGGCGGCCAGATCGCGCTGAGCTGAGGACGCATGGCGCGCTACTCCGACATCGCGCGTGGAACGAAGGCCCGTCATCCGGTGGCATTGCCGCTCGGGGACGGGCCCTTGCCACGTCCCGAGCTCGCCGAGGACGGGACGCTGACGTTCCCGAAGACCGACGACGTGGTCGTCGTCGACGTGCGCGTCCTCTCCGGCGCCGAGCAGGGCGACTGCATGGCGTTCGGCCGGCAGTACGCCGAGGGGAAGGGCGTCGAGGCGCCGAAGCGCGGCGACGAGCTCTACGACCTGGGCGTGATGGCGAAGACGATCGCCATCGCGTGCCTGGACCACGACAGCACGGAGCCGGCGCCCTTCTTCGACGGCGGCGCCGAGCAGGTGCTCACGCTCGACAACGACCGGATCGCCTTCCTGTACGAGGCGATCTGCCGCTGGATGGACCTGTGCTCGCCGCGCCTGCGGAACCTATCGCCGGAGGAGTACGTGGCCGGCGTCGCGCTCCTCGCGAACGAGGACGAGGAAGGCGAGGGGACCGCGCTGCGTTTTTTCGAGCAGCTCGGGCCCGGCTTGCAGTGGACCTACGCGCGCACTTTGGCGCGAGCGCAGTGGACCTCACGGACGCTCAAGTCGGGCTCTTCCTCCACTACCGAGCCGTCTGGGCTGAACTAGAAGCGAAGGGCCGCGAGCAGTGACGACGTTCACGGCAGCGACGCTCACGCGCACGCAGCGCGCGCCTGCGGTCATCGTGGCGGCGCCGAGTTGGTTCGCCGACTCGTGGGCCGGGCGCCCGCGCGAGAGCGTGGCCATCGGCCTGCGGCGCCCCAGCGCTGCCGACCTGGCGACGGCGCACCGGGAGGCGGCCAACGACTCGGCGGGCATAGACGACCCCGAGGCGCGCGTCGAGGCGTTCAACGACCGGCTGATCGAATGGGCCGTCGGGCTCTCGCACTGCGATCCCAACGACGCGACGCAGCCGTCGATCCTCGGCGAGTGGAGCGACGAGGCGGTCAGCGAAAAGCTCACGTCGCGCGGCGCCCGCATCCTCTTCGATCGGCTCGACGTCCTCATGCTCGAGTCCGCGCCGTGGCCCGGGCTCGACGACGACGGCATCGCGCGGCTGTGCGGAATGCTGGCCGACCCGGAGCGATGGAAGGCGCTCGGCGATGCCGACGCGCGGCGCATCCGGCGGATCCTTTCTCACGTCCTCGAAACCCTGGCGGTCTGACCCATGCCCGAAGTCCGCCTGCGCATCACCGCGAGCGTCGACGCGAACCTCGGCGCTGCCGTGTTCGCGCCGATCGTCTCGGCGTCGAAGCGCGCCAAGAAGGAGATCGAGGCCGACTGGCGACGCATGGACGTCGGGCGCGCGGGCGCGGGCGGCGGCGATCACGAGGGCGGCTACCGCACGGCGGCGCGCCGGGCCGGCGGCGGCGCGGCGGACATCGAGCGAGAGGTGCAGCGCGAGGCGCGCGCCCGCGTGAAGGCCGAGAAGGCGGCCATGCGGGAGATCGAGGCCGAGCTCGCCGCCCACAACAAGCGGACCGAGCGCGAGCGGCAGCGCAGCGAGAATCGGGCGCAGCGGATCGCCGACGCCAGCGCGCTCCGCGTCTCGGGCGGCACCGTGCGCAACATGGGCGCGATCGCGCAGCGTGGCGCGGGCGTTGCCGGGGACATCGCGCGCGGGGCGGGGATCGACTTCTCGCTCGGTAACGCGGTGAAGCAGCGCCAGGAGCTCGAGCGGCTCGCCGTGCAGGTGAGCAACAGCGGCTTCATGAAGGGCGACGCGCGCAACGGGCAGCGCGTCGACCCTCGCGCCCTCATGGCGCAGGCGCAGCAGGTCGGGATCGACACCGCGAGCGACCCGAACAAGATCATGGAGGGCATCTCCGCCTTCACGGGGAAGACGGGCGATCTGTCCACGGCGCGCGAGGTCATGGGCGACCTCGCCATGCTGGCCAAGGCGACCGGCGCGAACATGGAGGACCTCGTCAGCGCCGCCGGCGACGTTTCCGCCAACCTCGGGGACATCCCGAACAAGGGCGCGGCCATCGGCGACGTCATGAAGACGATCGCCGGCCAGGGCAAGCTTGGCGCGGTCGAGATCAAGGACCTCGCGAAGGACATGGCGAAGCTCGCCTCGGCGGCCTCGCTCGTCGGCGGCGACCGTCAGGGCGCGATGGCGCAGATGGGCGCGCTCGCGCAGGTAGCGCGGCAGCGCGGCGGCAGCGCCAGCGCGCAGCAGGCGGCCACGAGCGTCCAGAGCTTCGTCGCGACGTTCGACAAGGGCGCGCGCGAGAAGGAGTTCAAGAAGGCCGGCGTCACGACGCGCAACGCGGACGGCACGCTGCGCAGCCCGCAGGACATCATCCTCGACAGCCTCAAGGCCACCGGCGGCAACTCCATGAAGATGGGGAAGCTCTTCATGGACGTGCGCGCGCGCTCCGCGGTTAAGGGCTTCGAGGCGATCTTCCGGGAGGCCGGCGGGGGCGACAAGGGGCTCGAGGCGGTGAAGGCGGCGTTCGGCTCGTTCACGAGCGGCGCGAAGATGGGCGACGAGGAAATCAAGACCTCCTTCGGCGCGGCCATGAACACCGGCGGGTCGAAGGCCCAGGTCCTGAAGAACAAGATCGAAAAGGACCTCGGCGACGCCGTCGAGCGCGCGGCGCCGAACCTGATGAAGCTCGGCGATCTCGCCGGCCGGCTCGTCGGCGCGTTCGGCAACCTCTTCGCTTGGGCGGCCGAGAACCCGCTCAAGGCGGCCTTCGCGGCGATGACGGCGAGCATGGCGAAGAGCATCGGCTCGGAGCTGATGCGGGCGGGCGTCGAGCGCGTGATCGGCGGCAGCGTCGGCCGCGTCGCGGTCGCCGGCGCGCAGGGCACCGTGCTCCCGCCCGGCGGCCCGGGGAAGGTCGCCGGAGGCGCCGCGACGTTCGGCGCCGCGCTCGCGATCACCGCGACCGCCGTGACCCTGTACAGCGCAGGCACGACGCTGATCGACAAGGCGCTCGGGACCGAGGCCGAGGACAAGCTCCAGGGCGACCAGATCGGTGCGTTCGAGGCGGCGTCCCGCGCGGCGCGGATGCGCCGTGAGCTCGGCGCCAACGGGCCCGAGACGGCCGACCAGCGGGCAGCCGTCGAGAAGGCCGAGAAAGAGGCCGCGGCGAAGATCGCCGACCTCGAGGCGAAGGCCGCGGCGGGCGAGAAGTACGTTGCGCAGGGCGACGTCGGGCGCCTCGGGCAGCTCGGCGGCGCGCTCGTCAACACGGTGACCGGCGGCGGGCCCGGGCTCGGCGCGATGGCGAACGACAAGGCAGCGGCCGAGCACCTGCCCGCGCTCCGTCAGGAGATCGCGCAGCTCAAGACGATCATGGGCCGCACGCTCAAGGTCGAGGTCACGAACCAGCCCGGCGGCTCGCCGGGCATCCCGCCCGGTGGGCGCACGGGGCCCTGATGGCAGCCTTCGACAGCCTCCAGCGCGCGAGCTTCCTCGGCGTCGAGTTCCCCGTGCGGGAAGTCGATTGCAACGGCGGTATCCGGTATCACGTGCACGAGTACCCGCACGCGCCGGGCGGCAAGATCGAGAAGATGGGCCGGAAGCCCTACGAGATCCGGATGACCGTGCCGTTCCACGCGAACCTGTTCGGGTGGAAAGACCTCTGGCCGGACTCGCTGCAGAAGCTCCGGGCGTCGTGGGAGGCGGAGCGCACGGGCGACCTCGTGATCCCGACGATCGGGACGCTCCCGTGCGTCTGCGTGGACTGGCCGGGCAAGATGCGGGCGAACGTCCGCAGCGGCGAGGACTTCGAGCTCCGCTTCATCGAGGACACCGAGAACGCCTTCCTGTTCGACGCGCTCGTCCAGGCGGCCGCGAACGACGTGGCCGGCGCCGCCGTCGCGCTGCAGGACGCAGCCGACGAGGCCGAGTACAAGCCCAGCTTCCTCGACTCGATCGCGGCTCTCACGGCGTCGATCGGGAGCATCAAGGACCAGCTGCAGGACGTTGGCGGATCGGTCACGTCGGCCATCTCGCAGATCAAGGACCTGGTGCAGACGGCGGACGACACGGCGTCGTTCCTGAAGAACCCGTCCGCCGAGGTCGTGAAGATTCTCGACGCGATGCACGAGCTCTGGGACGCCGTCGACCGGCTCGACCGCGACATCCGCGAGGAGCGCGCGCCGCTCATCGACTTCTTCGTCCCGCGGGACATGAGCGTCGGGGAGATCGCCGCGCAGCTGTACGGCGACGCCTCGCGCGGCGGCGAGCTGCTCGGGCTCAACCCCGTCCCCGACGCGTTCGCGGTCCGCGCGGGCACGTCGCTCCGCGCATACGCGGCATGAGCACCATCGACCTCGGCGGCGCCAAGGACGAGGTCGTCCTCCGGCTCGCGGGCGAGGACGTGGTCATCGCCGAGAGCTACGATATCGACTGCAGCTTCCTCACGCAGCCGGCAGCGTTCGCGATCCACCTTGGAAGCGACGTCACCGCGCGAGAGATCGCCGAGGCGTACCCACCGCGCACGCCGTTCGAGATCCGGATCAACAGCCGCACCGTGCAGAGCGGGCTCGTCGACGGGACGGAGATCTCCGGTCCGCCCACGAGCGTCACGATCCACGGGCGCGACTACCTCCAGGTGATCCACGACGCGTTCGTGCGCCAGGAGAAGACGTTCACCAACGCCACCTTCGCGCAGCTCGTCGAGGGCGCGCTCAAGGATGTCGGGTATCCGAAGGCCACGCTCGTGTTCACCAACACGAGCAACCGGAAGGCCATCACGGGCGGGAACGTCAATCTCTACAGCGAGCCCAAGTTCACCGCGGAGGATCGGATCGACAGCGTCGGCGGCGGGAAGCTCTTCCGCACCCCGCAATCGAAGCTGGGCGAGAAGTGGTACGACTTTCTCAAGCGGCACCTGGACCGCGTCGGACTCTTCCTGTGGAACAGCGGGCAGCTCGACGCCGGGCAACCGGTCTTCGTCATCTCGGAGCCGAACCCGAAGCAGGCGCCGCTCTACCGCATCCTGAACAGGCGCGGCGAGCGGGGCGAGGTCTCGGTCCTGAAGTACCAGCGCGGCAACGACGCGAAGCCGCGCTACTCGGACGTCGCGGTCTACGCGCGCGGCGGAGGGAAGAGCTTCGGGCGCGGCAAGGCGAAGGGGCTCTACGCGGATACCGAGATGGAGGCGCTCGGGTACGAGCGGTCGCTCACGATCCGCGACGCCGACTGCGTGAACGAGAAGCAGGCGGTGTACCTCGCGAGGCGCAAGCTCGCGGAGACGCGCAGGGCCGGCAAGACGGTCTCGTACACGGTCGCGGGTCACACCACGACGAGCCTCCGCGGCGAGCGCGTCGTGTGGGCCGTCGACACGATGGTCGACGTCGACGACGACGAGACCGGGATCCACCAGACGATGTGGATCGAGGGCGTCCACTTCTCCCGCTCCGGCTCGACGACGACGACGCTCAAGCTGATGTTTCCCGAGGACCTCCTCTTCGGCGATCTCGGAGCCGGCGCATGAACGACCTGGAGATCGGGAACGTCACGGTCTCGGACCTCGCCGATGGGAACATCGTCGGCGTCCAGGTTGACGTGTACGGCGAGGAGTCGAGCGGGTGCCCGTCGGGCGAGACGCACCAGCCGTACGGCTTCTACGCGCGGCCGCTCGACCCCACCCCCGAGGGCTCCTGCTACGTCTCGTACCAGTGGCGCGGCGACGAGCTCCACGCGTGGCCGAGCTACGACCCGCGCGTGACGCCGAAGCTGCCGGCGCTGAAGAAGGGCGCCAGCGTCCAGCACAACGGCCTCGGGTCGTTCGGGCACTTCGAGCACAACGAACAGGACGGCACGTACACGCTCTACGTCCCCGTCGCGTTCGACGGCGACGGGGCGCCGACCAAGGCTCACGTCCTGACCATCGGGCTCGACGGCAACGGGAAGCGCTCGATCACGCTGCTCCACGCTGACGGAATGCACATCTCGATGCTCGAGGGCGGGAAGAACGGCGTCGTCATCGCGAACAAGGCGAACGACGGCTGGCTCGAGGTGAATGACGACGGCGTGAGCATCAACGGCAACGTCAAGATCTCCGGCAACCTCGGAGCCGGCCCCCTCGCCTCCGCGTGGTTCGCAGCGGTGCAGGCGGCGCTCGCGTCGCTCGGGCAGACCGTGCCGCTTCCGCCACCCGTCTCGCTCACGGCGTGACCCGTGACCAACTGCGCATTCCCGCCGATCCCGATCCCGGGTCTGGCGATACCGATTCCCGCGCTGCCGACGCTTCCGGCGTTGCCAGCCCTCCCAGCGCTCCCCGCGCTGCCAGGTTTGCCCGCGCTGCCCATCCCGGCGCTGGCCGTTCCGCTGCCCGCTCTGCCGTCGCTGCCGTCCCTTCCGGCGCTCCCAGCGCTCCCGGCGCTCCCCGGTCTTCCGGCGCTCCCGCTCCCCGCGCTCGCGCTGCCCATCCCGGCGCTGCCTGCGCTCCCCGCGCTGCCGCTCCCGCTCCCCGCCATCCCTTGCCCACTGGACCCCTGACGCCATGGCCGGATACCCCGCAGGACTCGGCGTCGCCGGCCACCCGCCGCTCCCGACGCCCTCCGACGCGCCGGCGCAGTCCGCCCCGCTCGCGCTCTACTACGACCCGGTGACGAAGGACGCCGTCGCGCTGTCCACAGGCGAGCTCGCGGGCGTCCACTACGTCGACGCGCGCGTGGCGCTCAAGCTCTCGATCCCCCGCGGGTCGATCCCATCGGTTCCCGAGCTCGGGCACACCCTCCGCGAGATCCAGTATCTCGCCGACGATCTCACCTCGCAGGTCACGAACCGGGTGCGCGAGGCCATCGCCGACGACGTGCGCGAGGGCGACATCGCGATCGACCGCATCGACGTGCAGCGCGGCGCCCGCGGGTTCGCCTGCGCCGTCTACTACCGCAACCTCCGCGCCCTCGGCTCGGCGCAACGACGCGCCACGGTGACCTGATGCCTGTCGTCCAGCTCCCCGCGGAGATGCTCCTGCCGGATCGCAACACGATCCGCGATCGGTACCTGCGGGACTACCGCTTCCGCGCGCCCTCCGGCGTCGACACCGCACCGGGCACGCAGCCGTTCATCGACGCGAGCACGTCCGCGGACACGGTCCTCCCGATCTACGCCGACACGAAGACGCAGGGCGCGAACCTCGCCCTCCGGTCGACGTCGTCCACCGCGCTCGAGCAGCGCGCCGAGGACGAGGGGCTCGAGGGCCGCCGGCCCGCGCAAGGAGCCACGGGGTTCGTGGCCGTGGTGACGTCCTCCAGCGGCGCCACCGTGCTCGCCGGGACCGAGATCAAGGACCCCGCGAGCGGGCTTCGGTTCGAGGCGATCGCGACGAAGCTCTACGCCAACGGCGACCCGCTCGGCATCCGCGCGCTCGACACGGGCCCGGGCACCAACCTCGCAGTCGGGACGAAGCTGCAGTGGACGAGCCCGCCGCCGGGCGTGGCGCAGTTCGCCCTCGTTCTCGACGACGGCAACGGGGACGGCCTCACAGGCGGCCGCGGCGCGGAGACGGACCAGGAGCTCCGCGAGCGCATCCGCGATCGCAAGGCCAACCCGCCCGCGAGCGGCAACGACGTCGCGATCCAGCAGACAGCCGAGGCGTGCCCGACCGTCGCCGTCCAGAAGGCGTTCACGTACCCGGCGATCCTCGGATCGGGCACGTACGGGGTGACGGTGACGCTCCTCCCCGCCGAGCCGGGCGCCAGCCGCATCCCGACGAGCGCCCAGCTCACCGAGATCGAGGGGTGGGTCAAGTCGCAGTTCCCGTACGACGATTGCCTCTTCGTCTGCGCGCTCGTGTCCGAGCCCATCGACGTCGAGGTCGGGGTTTCGTGGCGCGGCGACGTCGCGTCCTGGGAAGACACGCTGCCGTGGCCCGCACACGCGGCCAGCACGCTCACGCTCAAGATCACCGCCGTGACGTCGGCGACCGTGTTCACTGTCGGGAATGCCGCGGCGTCGTACGGCGGCTTCGCGCAACCCATCGTCGGGCAGACGATCGCGGTCTTCAACACGGCGGAGAAGACGTTCTCGCGAAAGAAGATCGCTTCGTTCACCGGGACGGGCCCGTGGGTCATCACCTGCGAGACGGCCCTGGGCGCGAGCGACGAGACGTGGACGCCGATCGTCGGTCAGCCCGTGTGCCCGTGGTCCGACTCGCTCGATACGCTCGTCCCGGCGATCCTCGCGTACTTCGACGGGCTCGGCCCGGGCGAGCAGAAGAGCTCGTTCTTCGACGACGGGCTCCGGCAGAAGCGCTCGCCCGCGAGCCCGCTGCTCTGGCCGTCAACGATCGGCAATCGCCTGATCGTCGGCGTCATCGACACCGACACCGTGCAGGACGCCGAGCTGCTGTACCCGAGCGTCCCGAGCTCGCCGAGCACGGGCACGCCCGGTGTCCTCTCGACCATGTACGAGCTCCGCTACGTCGCCGCCTACCCGCAGACCTGACGCATGACGACTTCGCCCTGGAACCTCTCCGCGCCGCACCGCCCGACCACGGACGATCTCGTTTGCGACCTCGTCGACGACACCGAGTTTCCGCCTGACCCGACGACGCAGCCGAGCGCGGACGCCTGGAACCAGCGCGGGCTCTGCGACGTGGCGCACGGGCGCGTCGTCGCAGCGGCGAAGGTCACGGTGCGGTTCACCGCGGGCACGCCCGGCGTCTACGCCGTGACGTCGTGCCGCGGCGATCTCACGGGCCCCGACTTCACGCTCACCGACAACGGCGCCGGCGACACGACGATCACCTGGAGCGCGACGGCGTTCCCCGCGCCCGTGGCCGACGCCACGGCCGCAGCGACCGGCGCAACCCCGGTGCTCGTCGCCGTCGAGCGCCTCTCCGCCTACTCGTGCCGCGTGCGCACGCTGGACGCCGCTGGCGTGGCCACGGACGCCGGCTTCGTCCTCACGATCGACTGACCCATGCCCGCGTTCTCCGCCTTCACACCGCTCGGCCTGCTCGCGTTCTCGGGCGCGCCGTCGAAGGGCGAGAGGATCTACCGGGCCCTCCGCGCGAACGCGGGCGGCACGACGGTCTACGCGGCCACCGGGCACCACGACGCCAAGCTCTACGCGCAGGCCATGACCTTCGCCCGCGCGCACGCCACGGCGGCTCGCATGGGCCTCCAGGCGCGCCCGACGAAGGCGACCGACCTGCTCCCCATCCTCGAGGAGGACTACCGCGTCGCCGTCCCCGCGGACGCCACGCTGAGCGAGCGCAGGGCGGCCGTGGCGGCGCGCGCGCGGCTCTCCCGCGGCGCCGCCCGCCAGCACGTCGAGAGCGCCCTTACGGCGCTCCTGGGCGCCGACTTTACGGCGCTCGTGACCAACACGACGCCCGACCTCTTCCCCGCCGACCCTGAGGCATCCGTCATCGGCCTGTGGGCCAAGCCCGACGTCGAGCGAAAGCTCGTGCGGCTCACCACGTCGGTCGCGATCCTCGGCTCGCCGGTCGTGTGCGCGTACGAGGACGTCACCGGGGAGAACCCGACGATCCACGTCGGCGAGAAGCTGGTCGTGCAGCCGGAGAACCCGGCCCTGGCGGAGCGCGTGACCGTCACTGCCGCTGGCGCCGGCACGTTCACCGCGACGTTCACGAAGTCGCACGACGTCGGCTCGCTGGCATCGACGGCGCCGTGGCCCCTGTGGGTGTCGTCGATTCGCCACGCGCTCGTTCACGTCGCGACGGCGGCGAGCGCCAACGCCGAAACGCGCCGGAAGATCAACGACCTGATGAGCCGCGCGGCGCGCGTGGTGTCCACGTGGTCGATCGTCGGGTCGCTCGGGCCGTTCACGCTCGACGAGTCGACGCTCGACAACACCCCCACCGAGATCTGAATGGCCCACTTCGCAAAGACCCGCCTCTCGTGGGGCGTTCTCACCGCGCTCCTGTCCTCGGAGATGGCGGCGATCGACGTCAAGACGTACAAGGCCGTCAACGGCGACGAGGGCGGTACGTGGGCCCCGTCGTCCGCCATCGAGATCGGCGGCGGCGCCGGCGGCGGGCTCACGATCACCGGCGCGAGCACGCCGCTGTCGATCGCGGGCGGCGGCATCCTGCAGATCGCCTCCGGCTGCCAGTACCTCGTCACCAGCGGCGCGCTGTGGATCGTCGACACGGACGCGACCTTCGGCGCGAACAGCGACGTCGCGGTGAACAAGTCGTTCACGTTCGAGAACGGGTGCACAACGCTGTTCAAGAACGGCGGCACCGCGACGTTCAACAACGGGCACACGTCGACGTGGCAGAGCGGGAGCAACTTCGGCGTCCAGACAGGGTGCCACGCCTCGATCTCGCTCGACTCGTCGTCGACGCTCTACGTCGGCTCCGGAGCTACGTTCACGGTTCACGTCGACGCCGACGCCGTGATCGCGCTCGGCGCCACGGCGTCGCTGGCGCTCTCTGGCGGCGCCCCGCTGACCGTCGGCTCCGGGTGCACGGCGACCATCGCCGCGGGCGCGACGCTCGCCATTCAGGACGCGACCGTGACGCTCGCGGCGGCTGTCACGACGAGCGGGAAGGGGCGCGTGCGCTGTCGGCCCGTCATCGGCGCGGACGCGAACACGACGTACCACGTCGAGAACTACGACCTGATCCACGTCCAGACGCTCACGGCGTCGCGCACGTACACCCTCGGCAACACCGGCGCTGCCACCGGCGACAGAATCCGATTCTCGAATCGCGATGCGACGTACGGAATCGACATCCAGATCAACGGCGGCGGCACCGACGTCACCATCAAGGGCGGCGTCATCGAGACGGTCGACTACACGTACATCGGCGGCACCTGGTACCGGACCGGCACCGACAAGATCTAAGCAGCCCAGGTACACCTTGTCGTTCGGCGAGCAGGTGAGCGCGCAGGGGGCGCCCTTCGCGTCCGTGCTGAGGCAGTACTGCGGCAGCCCAGCGCAGTTGTCGCCCTTCTTCGCGCTGCAGTTCGGGATCGCCTGACCGGCGGCGCCGGCCGCGCCAGCAGCCCCAGCGGCAGACCCGCCGGCCCCGGCGCTCCCCGCCGCGGCGCCTGCCGATCCGGCAGCGCTCCCCACCGTCCCGCCGCTGTCGCCCGAGTCGCTCGAGCACGCCGCCAACGCCACCGCCAAGCCCAACGCCACCAAGATCCTGGTCATGGCAGGGCAACGTAGCCACGAGCCGGCCAGGCGTCACCTGGGCGTGGCCAGCGGCCGGATCCAGCGCAGCGTAGACGCGTCCCCGCAACCGTCCGCCGACCCGTCAACGACGGCGAGCCCATAGGCCGTCCAGACCAGCGACCAGCCCTCGCGCCCCCGGCCGCACTCCCCAGGCCCAAGCAGTGCCCGCGCCTCCCCGACGGTCCGTAGCGTGCGACCGCGGAGCAGCACCGCCAGGCGCTCGCCCTCACGCGCCGCCAGCTCCCGCCGCTGCGCGCTCTCCGCCGCGCGCGCCGCGGCCTGCTTCTCCACGTCGCCCCGCGCCGCCGATCGCAGGTCGTCCCGCACGCCGCACCAGACCATCGCCGCGGCCACGCCGACGACGAGCACGACCGAGCCGGCTCCAGCGCGCTCCCGCCCCATCCCCCGAGGCTACCGATGCCCATCCCCGTCGTCCAAGCGTCGATCAACGGCGCCGCGCCCGCGTCAGGCGGCCTCACCGTCGCCAACACCAACACGGTCGCGCTGACGCTCACGAACCCGGGAGATTTCTCCACGTTCAAGTGGGAGATCTACTCGCACCCCGCGGGGTTCTCGTGTCCGTCGGGCTGGTCCACCGACGCAGACGGGTACACGTACTACCGCGAGGGCACGAGCACGCCCGAGGCGATCACGATCCCCGCGTCGCCGTGGTGGGGCAAGCTGCTCCTGCGCGTCACCTGCGACGGCGACGCGGTGAAGCGCGACGAGCTGACCGCCGTGCAGGTGCTCGGCCCGTCGTCGCTCGAGGACGTCGCCCCGCTCGAGCTCGCGCAGTTCGACGATCGAACGTGGGCAGCGTCGCTGCAGCGCGACCTGCGGATCATCGCCGACAACCTGGGCGGCGGCACCCCCGCCATCCTCGCCGCCACCGAAGCCGACCTCACGGCAGCGGACAGCGGCTCGGTCGCCAACGGCACCCGCGCCTACGTCGCAAGTCATCGGTCCGTGTGGCGCAAGCAGACCGGCGACGGCACCGGCCTGACCGCGCACGAGCGCATCGCCGGCTACACGGACGGCCACGTCTGGCAGCGCG